AGAAGACCTGTTAAAGATATGTATGCGGTTGTTGTTCCTGATTATGTAACTTTAAATTATGATTGTATTATCTCAACATATTATATGGAACAGATGAATGGGATAATAGAAGCAATAAATTATGCATCAGATTCATATTGGGGTAATCCTGAAAGATACCAATTTAGAGCAAGAATAGACTCAGTAGCAACTAATATTGATATGCCCGCAGATCAAGATAGACTAGTTAAAAGTACTTTTAGTATAAAAATGTATGGGTATATAGTGCCTAATATTCTACAAAAAGATTTATCTTCAATTAAAAAATATAATTCTAAAGCATCAATTACATTTAATAGTGAAATGGTAAGTAATGTAAATGATATAAATCCACCACCACCTAATAGGACAAACATTGATTTTACAGATAATGTAAATTATGTAGATCCTCCTTCAACAAGAGTACCTAATAATAGAATTAATACAAATAGAATACCACCATCTCCATCACAAGAATAATTAATATCATTTAATTTTAACTAATTTATTAATATGTATAATTGGTAATAAAATCGATAGTTAATCAAAAATAAAAGTAATGTCAGAAGTAAAAGTTTTAACAGAAATAGAAATTAAAAATATAAAAAAAGTTAGAGAAAGTTTTCAAATATTAGTAAATAATGTAGGAGATGTTGAGATAGCAATAATGAATCTTAATAAAAGAAAAAAAGAATTTGAAAAAGAATTAGAATTAATTCAAGAAAAAGAAAATAAAATAGCTATAGATTTAGAAAAAAAATATGGCAAAGGAAATATTTCATTAGAAACAGGAAAATTTACTCCAATAGAGTAGTTTTTTAAAAAAAACACAATATTTATAATAAAATAAAACAACATAAAAAATGGCAGAAGTATTAATATCACCGGGTGTTTTAGCAAGAGAAAACGACCAATCACAAATAACAGCAGGACCAGTACAAGCTGGTGCGGCAATTATTGGACCAACTGTAAAAGGTCAACAAAATATTCCTAAACTAGTAACTAGCTATTCTGAATATTTAGCTAATTTTGGTAGTACATTTTTAAGTGGATCGAATCAATATACATTTTTTACCTCGATTTCAGCTTATAACTATTTTCAAAATGGTGGAAATTCTTTATTAGTAACTAGAGTAACTCCAGGATCTTTTAGTGCTGCTACTTCATCAATAATTCAAAGTGCTGAAGAAACGGGTAAAGTTTTAGCTGCAACTAATTTATTAGGATCTGCCGTAGGAGGTGGAGGTGGAGATGCTACATTTTCTGGAGTACCTTCTTTTACAGGAGGAACAGGAACAGGATTAACACTTAATGCAGCAGTAACAACAACTGGTGGTGTGAAGAGTACAGTAAATCAATTACTAACCGCTTTGAATGCAGGAACAAATCCAGTAGATGCTGTAGATGGAACTTACACAGTTCCATTAGTTGGGGGAACAGGAACAAATTTAACATCTTCAATTACAGTATCAGGACAAACAGTTACTGGTATTACCATTCCATCAGCAACATCCGGTTCGGGTTATGCAGATTCAGATTCTTTAACTTTCCCAGCAGGTGCTTTATCAAATGGTGAATTAATATCTGCTCAAAATATAACAGCACAAAGTNCACTTTCAGGTGGTGNAATTGGAAACGTAGCAGGACCATTTACTTTTTCTCAAGGTACAGGTGGATATACAGTAACAGGTGGTTCACAACAAACAGGTACTGGAGCTACTATAGTAGTAACAGGTGATGGAGCAGGAGGTTTAACTTCAGTTGTAGTAGGAAGTATTGGAACTGGTTTCGTTACAGCTAACGTATTAACAATTACAGCAGCAGATTTAGTTACAGCTGGATTTACAGGAGCAACAGGTGATTTAGTAATTACATTAGGAGCTTCAAATGTTGAATTATCTAGTGCAGGAGCTTTAACATTAGCAGCAGCAGATTTATTTTACGCACTAACAACTTTAAATGCTGCTACAGAAGGTACGGGATATAAAGTTAATGATCAATTAGTAATTGCAGGTGGTGCTATGGGTACAAATTCATCAGTATGTACAATTACATTAAAGGCTTCTGATATACCAAATTTTGAAGCATTTACATTAGAAACACTAGCTCATGGTAATATAATGAACAGTACAGGTCCTACAGGAGCAAATGGAACCTTAGAGTCAGGATCTTCCGATAATTTTAGATGGGAAATTACATCTCCAAATACATCATCAGGTGTGTTTTCATTATTAATAAGACAAGGTAATGATACTACTACTTCAAAACAAGTAGTTGAAACATTTTCAAACTTATCGTTAGACCCATTAGCTACAAATTATGTTTCAAAAGTAATTGGTGATCAAATACAAACAGTAAGAGGATCAGGAACTGGAGTTTATTTACAATCATCTGGATCTTACCCAAATGCTTCAAGATATGTAAGAGTAAAATCAGTAAATAAAAAAACTCCTAACTACTTTGATAATAATGGAACAGCAAAACCAGAATTTACAGGATCTATTCCAATTTCTTCACAAGGAACATTTGGAAATGCTGTAGGTGATATAACTGGAAGTGGTACACCTTCAAAATTCTATCAAGCAATTGATAATACAGATTCTCAAGGTTTAGTAGGATCAGATTATGATACAGCAATTAACCTATTAGCTAATAGAGATGATTTTAGATATAACTTAATTACTTCACCAGGTTTAATATTAGCAAATGGTACTTCAGGAGCAGGTTGGACATCAATTCAATCAAATTGTGAAACAAGGGGAGATGCAATATTTGTAGGAGATTTAGTTAATTATAATTCTTCAATAACACAAATAACTGGTCAAGCAGCTTCAGTTGATTCTTCATATGTAGCTACATATTGGCCTTGGTTACAGGTAATTGATCCAGATTCAAGAGATTTAGTTTGGGTTCCAGCTTCAACAATGATACCAGGTGTTTATGCTTATAATGATAGAGCAGGTGAGCCGTGGTTTGCACCAGCAGGTATTAATAGAGGTGGATTAGGAGCAGTTAATCAAGCAGAAAGAAAATTAACTAATACTAATAGAGATACTTTATATACTGCAAAAGTAAACCCAATAGCTTCATTCCCAGGACAAGGAATTGTAGTATTTGGACAGAAAACATTACAAACTAAAGCAAGTGCTTTAGATAGAGTAAATGTAAGAAGATTATTAATTACACTTAAAAATTATATTTCTCAAATCGCTGATACATTAGTATTCGAACAAAATACTGCAGCAACAAGAAACACATTCTTAAGCCAAGTTAATCCTTACTTAGAGTCAGTACAACAAAGACAAGGTTTATATGCATTTAAAGTTGTAATGGATAATTCAAATAACACACCAGATGTAATTGATAGAAATGAATTAATTGGTGCTGTTTATTTACAACCAACTAAAACAGCTGAATTTATCTACCTAGACTTTAACATTTTACCAACTGGAGCTACTTTCCCAGCATAAAAATGAAAAATAATAATATTTATAATAAAATAAAATAACATAAAAAATGGCAGTATTAGATCCTAACGAAATATTTTTCACAGCTTTTGAACCAAAAGTAGCTAATAGATTTGTATTGTATGTTGATGGTATACCATCGTATATAATTAAAGGAGTTAGTGGAATGGGGTTCGCGCAAGACGAAATAGTATTAAATCATATAAACACCTATAGAAAAGTAAAAGGTAAATTAAGATGGAATGATTTAACAATGGAATTATTCGATCCAATCACACCTTCAGGAGCTCAAGCAGTAATGGAGTGGACAAGATTACATCATGAATCAGTAACAGGTAGAGATGGTTATTCTGATTTCTATAAAAAAGACTTAACAATTGATGTGTTAGGTCCTGTAGGTGATGTAGTTTCTGAGTGGATAATTAAAGGTGCATTTATTAAAGATGCTTCATTTGGAGACATGAATTGGGATGATGATACTACTGTAATGAATATTTCATTAACATTAGGAATGGATTATTGTGTATTAAATTTCTAAAAGAAAAACAACATATTTTACATT